CCTGTGCCCCCGGTAACGCCTGCCCCTGCGCCGACCCCGGCACCTGCCCCACAGCAGCAGACGTATGACCCTGCAATGGTTCACCAGCTCATGATGGAGCGGCAGCAGCTTTTGCAGGAGCGTGAGGAACTCGCACGTCAGGCTCAGGAACGCAACGACTTGGCTGCGGCTCTTGCGCAGGAACGTGAGGAACTGAGCAAGTACCGTCAGCAGCAGCAGTTGCAGAACGCATTGCCGAAAGACGTTTTCGATTCTCTGGAATCCATCGACCCGGATGAAGCCAAGCGCATCACCGAAGCCGTGTTGCAGGCCACGCAGCAGATTGTCGCCCCTGTCCAGCAGGCGGTGTCACAGCAGGAACAGCGGGCCAATGAGGTGCTCTTGCAGGCGCGTCAGGACGCGGCGCGGGCGCGGGTGGAGCGGCAGAATGCCGAGATCATGCGGGTTCATCCCGATTTCTTTACCATCCTTAATTCGCCGCAGTATGCCGAGTTCATGTCTCAGCGGGACGGCCTGTCCTCCAAGACGCTCGATCAGCGTGCGGCTGAAGAATATACTATGGGGAACACGGCGTATGTCATTGACTTGCTGAACAAGTTCAAGGGCGCGAACGCGACTCCCCCCGTTTCCGAAACTGCCTATACTGTACCCCCTATCCAAGCGGCGGGCAGCAACGCAGTAGCGGCACCCTCGGCTGAGGAACCCAACTATTCGTTGCGTGACCTCAATAACCTTTACCAGACGCGGCGCATAGGCCACGAGCAATACCTTGAAATGCTCAAACGGCTGCGGGCCGCGCCCACCTCGAACTAGGAGTTGACCTATGCTTCTGCAAAGTGCAAGCGGTTATCCGGGGATTGAAGCGTCGCCATTGGCGCGGATTGGGTACAGCGATGTCATTCTTTCCCGCGTCTATGAAGACGACTGGCTCCCCCGCGTTACGGCTTCGGAACTGCTGGAGCCTGTGACGCAGTGCAATCAGGTGATCCAGATCATGCGTGCCCCTGAAGTCGGCCCGCTGCGTTCGTACCAGAAGAACCAGCAGCTTGTGCCGAACACCGTGGGTACGGATGCCCGGTGCCTCACCATCTGCAACGCGGGCTATCAGGACGTGAAATTCGACCTGACGGACATTAAGCAGGCGTGTGAAAACTGGGGGCCTTTTGAAGAAAAGATGCTCGAAAGCCTGTACCAGTCCTATGTGGATTCTCAGCGCCGCTTCGTCCTTGGGCGCATGATGGCGCAGGTTTCCCCGCTGACCTCCCTTGGTGCCGCAGGCCGCCAGCATGACGTTGACCTTGGCTACCCCGGTTCCCCCCTGCACGTCACGCCGCAGAATCTTCCCGTGGTTCTCGCCAAACTCCAGCGCGTGCTGATCGAACAGAAGCGTTGGCGCGATGGCGAGATGTTCATCATTGTGCCGCCCATCCTTCGCACCTACCTTGCCATGTCGAACTACGCGAACTCCCTGTGGAGCTGCAAGTGCGGCGGCATCGTCAGCGGCATGTGGGATCATGAGCTGTTCGGCTTCACGCCCATCGAGTCCATCCATGTTCCGGTGCGCCGTGACGAATCCGGTTCGCTGTCGTTCTACATCATCGCCGGGCACAAGGAAGCAACGGCCTATGCCTCGAACATCATCGAGTCCCGTCTCATCACCAACGACCCGGATTACTTCGGCGTCCGTTACCAGTACCTTGTGGCTTGGGGTGCGGAAGTTATCTACCCTGACGCTCTGGCGATGGGTTACTGGACTTTTGACCCCATTAACTAAGGAGACTTGAGCAATGGCAAACGTCAACCTGTTCCGGGGCGGCACCCCGGATTACAAAGGCTGGATGTGTGAAGGGCAGTCGGCTGAATACCAGCCCCCGTTCGATGCTCCCCATGTCCCGTATACGCCCCCGTTCGACAGCCATGCCGATGGTGCCTATGGGCAGGGGTATCTGAACCTGCAATTCCCTCTGGTTCCGAATCTGAACGACACCTACGGGCACCGCTGGATGCAGAACTTGCTCAAGGGCGTGAAGAATGTGAACGACATCATCTTCACGAACTGGGTTCCTACCCGCGCCTATGTCGAATCCCTGTACGTGGAAGTCACCCATACCGACGCCATCCTTGACGGCGTATACGTCACCCCCGTGGCGTACCGGGTGGATTGGGATTTCACTACGGAAGAATATCTGTACAAGGAAATCACCGCGTTCACCGATGAGCTGACTGCTGCGGGCATGACGCAGTTGCCCCTCGGCACCCCGCAGGGCGGCGACCGTCGCTACCTTATGGCGCGCCTGTCCACTGACGGCAGCAAGCTGCCCTGCACCTTCGGGCACAACATCGTGAAGCGGGACAAGAACGGCAAGCCCACCGATGGGTATGACGAATACTTCGGCACGGTGCTGCTCGGCCTTCAGGTTGTGCAGGGCGATGCGGAAAAGATCGCCAGCATCTGGAAGTCCAACATTGCCGTGTGGATGTCCGCCAAGCTCATGGCCTTTGAAGGTGCCACGCAGATCGGGTAAAACCCAAAGGAAGGTTTCCTATGGCAAACGTAGCGAACACCAAGCACACTGGCCCGGCGTCCAAGGACGCCATCTCCGGCGGCAAGAAGTTCCCCAACAGCGGGACGGCCCCCCGCGGCAAGGGCACGCCGATGGACAACACGTCCAGCGACGCGCAGCGCCGCATCATGTCGATGCGGATTCAGCCCGGTGGCCTGACTTCCACGAAGTAACCTACAACTTTGGAGCGATGCGATATGTCACAGGTAGTCCCTCAGCCGCTTGAACGGAGTACCCCGGACAAGGTGTTTGATTTACCCAACGACGATGCCCGGATAGCGTACCTCAAATTCCTTGGCGCGAAGAATGTCGATCCCCCCTTGCCGCATTCCACACACTTGCGGAACAAGGTCAACGGGCGCATTCTGCCTTGGGATGAAATGTTGGCGGAACAGCGCGACATTATGGAATGTTGCGATGTTTATGGAAATACAGACCCTGCTGTCTGGGGGCCGCAAGTCATTGATGCTGCGGGCGTAGATACCGATGAAAAACGCATCGCTCTTGCCAAGGCGCAGGAGGTTCTTTTGAGCCAGAGCGCCGGGCTTACGGAAACGCATCGGCTGGAGGACGCTCCGAGGAGCCTGTCCCCTCAGCCGATGGCGCTCCCCAATGATGCCGTCCCCTATGACGACATTGAATCCCTTATTGACCACGGTGCGGTGAAGAACCTGATAGCGATGCTGGAGGACAAATGATCGCTTCGTCGGTTATCGCTGAAGTTTCCCATGACCTCAACGACCAAGTGCCGGGGTACGAATACACCCGTTGGAGCGTGGAGCAATTGCACTCCTACCTTCGGGAAGCCCTTGTCGCTGTAAGCCACCAGTTCCAGAAGGAATTTGTGGGCATGGTCATTGTGGAACTGGAACCCGGCGGTGACTGGCAGAAAGCCTGCGATTGTTCCAGCATCGTGCGGATTGTCGGCGAGTCCACGAAGTCCGGCAAACTGCGTCGGTACCTTCGGAAGATTGCCGATGTGGAAGCCGACCTCTGGACGGGGGACATCTCGCACTGTCCCGCACGGGGGAAGGACTACGCCATTGATGGGTATTCCATCAGCGTCGTGGACGACAGCCTGTTCCGGGTCTATCCCCCGGTGCCGCCGAACGTGACCAAGTATGTCCTTGTCGAATGCTTCAAGGAGCCTGACGGGTACAGCTTGGATACGGACGTACCGGAGAAGCTGGTGGCGATGGTGAAGCAATGGATGCTGTACCGTGCGCTGTCGGTGGATTCGGAAAACAACCCGACGATTACGGAGCTGGCAAACACGCACCAGAAGACATACTTCAATTTGATGAAGGCGCTTCTGGAAGCAGAAGAACGTGAGAAGATGCTCTATGATGATTTACGAGCCGTTCAAAAAAGTGCCGATAAGTGAGTTCCATGAGGAGCTCAAATTTGAGTTTCCCAATCTCGCGCCCACGATGTTCGATTACTATCTGGTGCGCGCCGCCATCCAGATGGCGAAGACGGGGAACCTTATCCGGCGCAGGGCCACGCTCAATGCGGAGCACTGCGTTACGCGGTACAAGCTGGAAGCGTTGGACGACATGGACATCTGCGGCATCCTGAGCATCATGAGCAAGCCTTCATGCAGCGGGTGCGGCCCGCTTGAAGTGAAGCGGGCGTTCACGGCTCCGAAGGATTACGAGTGCGTCACGAGGGAGATTGCATGGTACGATGATCAGGAAGGCGTCCTCCATGTGCATCCCAAGTACACGCGCAACAGGTACTTCATCACCATGTCGGTAGCTCCCCGCCCCGGTGCGTGCGAGCTGCCGGAAGCGTACAAGACGCAGTTTCTCCCCACCCTGCTGATGGGGGCCAAAGGGCTCATCATGCTCATCCCCAACAGGCCGTGGTCGAATGTGCGGATGGGGCAAGGTTATTACAATGAGTTCCTCAAACTCATTCGCGACGACGCCATTGAAGTCGCTACACACAAAATGCGCGGGGCTATCAGGATGAACTTCGGCCCCGCCGTCTAGGAGCAGTTATGCCGCGCACCGCGAAAAAGCCCGATGACAAGAAGAAGCCCGCCGCTGGCGGCAAGAAGCCCTTGCCGTTTGAAAAAAAGTCTGACAAGAAATCAGGCAGCGGGAAAAAGAAATAAAGCCTGTAAGCGCCCCGGTTCCCGAATAGGGCCGGGGCGTTTTTGATAGGAGAAGAACACGATGGCGAAGAAAGTTTGTGACCCACGCATGACTGCAACCTGTGAGGAGAAGGTTCTCAAGACTCCGATGGAGACAGGGCAATGCCCGTCATGGGAACTTTGCTTGCCATTCGCTGGTAAACTCATCTCCAAGGGCGGCTGCATTGAACTGTTGCCCGGCACCCCGCCACCTGATGGTGTCTACGGCAAGGTTGTTGTGGCGAACGGCTGCATCGTCGGGCTGGAGAAAGCCGACATCCCCATCTACAGTGCGCCGCCCTGCGCCCCTGTGCCGTGTGATTGCGGAAGCGGTGGCGGTGGGGGGGACATCTGCAATGCCTCCACTGAAGCGGGCAACCTGTTCTCCTGCGACGCATCCGGGCGGCCTCTGGTCAAGCTCTGGATTAAAGGTGGGGACGCTATCAACGTCACCGGGAACGGTACGGCAAACAACCCGTACATCATTGACTTCACGGGCTCCACGGGCACGGGGGGCGTCTACATCCGGTCGGGCAACAATGCCATCACCGTCTCCGGCAGCGGCTCTACCGATAACCCCTACGAGGTCACGCACAAGAAGGGGCTGGAGGGCAAGTACGGTACGTTGTCCTTTGACGAATTTGGGCACCTCATTGAGTACACCCCCACTGCACAGCAGGACGGCATCATGGGGTTGAAGGAAGGCCGCGGCATCTGCATTGATACTGACGTGGCTACGGGCATCGCCACGATTGGGTTGTGCGACCAGCGGTTCGACGCATACACGGGCACCGTTCAGCTTGGCGGGTTCAATGTCGAGATCAAGAATGGGGAAGTTGTTGATGTAACGCGGGTAATCAATCTCCCCGCAGGGACATACACGTTCGGCAAGTACGATGTAACTATCAATGAATATGGATCTATTACGAATATAGTTGAACGGACAGCCACGACTGGCGATGACTATATGGGTTGCGAATATGTGGGCATATGGAATCAGCTTATCAGCAATGACCCGGCCCTCGAAAATATGAACAACTATGTTCGTGATTTCATATTGGAATTTGATGCTCCGAAAGATTCTCAGTGGGTATTTACCATAGACTACAAAGGTGCTTTTCTCATTGATGGTGTGCTTGTGAATGGAACCAATGTTCTAGTTCCTCCCAGTGGCAACGCTTCAGGTGCAATACCATTCTTGAAACTTACGGACGCATTCAATTTTACTCCCAGTGTTTCCGCAGATGCTGGCATAAGCGTATCCGTATCTGCATATTCCAGATACGTGTTCAGGCCAAACATGACGTTTGCCGCTGGACATTACGAAGTCCGGTTCCGGGTAAACACTGATGAATACGTGACCAATTGGGTTCGCTTGCCGCAATTCGTGGCGTCGATCAAACTTGTCGGGAACGCGGCCCACTCCTTAGCTTGGGTTAACTCACGGGACTAGTCCTATGCAGGTGACAATCAGCAACTTCGGCGGCATCGTTCCAAGGTACTCTGACCACAATCTGAACAACATTGCCGCAACGATAGCCCATGACGTGAAGCTGCGGAATGGGCGTCTGGAGGCGTGGCGGGAACTGTGTGATTATGCCGATGTTGCCGAATCGAACCTGTCGTTCCATTTGCACGGGTGCTGCACGACTGCATGGGATAGGGTCGTGCAAGCAGCGGAAGTGGCTCCCGATTGGGGACGGTTCTACATCACCGGGCGCATCAATGCACTGGAGTCCGTTGTCCTCGACTGCAACTGCAACCCAAGCTATTTTCTTGTCGGGGTGCCGACGCCCTTGACGCCCCCGGTCGCCACGGCAACGGAAGAGTGTGACCGGGCGGCGGACGCCCGCGCCTATGTCTATACCTACATCAACCAGTGGTATGAAGAATCCGCCCCGTCCCCGGCGAGCAACATTGTGCAGGTCAAGGACGGAACGACCGTCACTGTGTCGGGCATCGCCTTCCCGCCCGATGGATACGGCATCATCGGCGCGAACATCTACCGGGCGGCAACGGGGTTCCGACAGGCGGACGGCAAAGTCCAGAAGCCTTTGACGGACTACCTCTATGTGGGAACCGTAGAGTTTCCGAGCACCACCTTTACCGATGATGTGAAGGGTATCTACCTAGGACAGCCGCTGGAGACGGGCAAGGTACGGATGCCCCCGGACGGGCTCCGCAATGTGTGCAGCATTGACGGGGTTGTCCGGCTGGCGGGCACCACGGTCAACCAAGTCCACCTGACGGAGAATTTCCAACTGCACAACTGGCCCGTCAAATACGACCTGACGCTGGACAGCGGCATTGTCCACATGGGGAGCCTTGACCAAAAGCTCTATGTCACTACGGATACCATCCCGTACATCATCGACGTATCCAGTTGTGAAGACATGAAGTGTACGCCCGTGTTAGACATCGACACGTCCCTGCCGGATATAAGCTGTGGGCATTCCAGCTCCGCAATCATGACGCCGCACGGGTACATTTACAGTTCCCCCTACGGGGCGACGCTCATCGACCCGTCCGGGAAGTGGCACATCCTCACGTCCCGCTGGTTGAGCGAGGATGATTGGGCGCTGGTGCAGCCGAACACAGCCCGCTTTGCCTATTGGGAGGGGTTCCTTTTCATCGTGACGGATGCCGTTACGTTCCTGCTGGACATCAACGGCGACCCATATGGCGACATGAACCAAGCCGAGCTGTCCACCCTATCGGATTCCCCTGTTGACCTGAAGGTATCCAACACCGGGAAGCTGTTCATGTTGCAGAACGGCAAAGTGCGGATGTGGAATGGTGCCGATACGTTCCGGGAATTTACGTGGGTAAGCCGGGAACTGACGGGCGGGACGGTCAATCATGGCGGGCGCATCCCGTCAGACGACCCGGCGCTTGGCGTCATGTGGTCGCCCGTATCCGGGAAGATACGTACCAAGGGGACGGAGTTCACGCTCATATCCCCAATCCAGCCGGAAGCGTACAAGCGCACCGTCATGGACGAACGACCGTTCCGGCTGCCCCGCGTGGGGCGGCATATGTGGTACAAGGTGCGGCTCCGGGGAACGACACCTGTGGAATTTGTTGACCTTGGCACCGCACACTTTACGGTGAACAAGGGGCAGTGACGAACTCGGACTTATTTTGTATGGTCTGGGAAACAAAGGAGCGAACCAATGCCGACCTACCATTACGACATTCTGGAACCGGACAGCGACCTCACCATAGCCGTGGACAACCTTCAGCACGAATTGGGTGCGCTGTACAAGGAATCATGGGATACGGATAAACGTGCCGCCTACGGCGACAAGCCGTTTGCCCTGAACATTGAAGCCTTCGCCCGCATGTGGTTCACGAAGTCGCTGAAGATTTTCATGGCCTATGATGAAAGGAACGACCCCATTGGGTTTCTTGTCGGCATTGTCTTCCGTCCGCTCCCCTATGAGGCGACCGTCTTTCAGGTGGAAGACTGGTTCACCCGTGGAAACAAGGAAGTGGAGCGCGGGCTTTTCCAGCACGTCACCAATGCCATTCGCTATATTGGGTGCGATGAAATCTGGGCGAGCGACAAGGCCAACCGTGATGCCGATTTCGGCACCAACTGGAAGAAGGCCAACTCTTTTACTCTGAATCGTTACATAAGGGCTTAGTATGGTCTACGCCGATGATATTGGCTGTAATAAGAACCACGGCGTAAATGACGAAGGGCGATCCTTTTTCGGGGATTTGCTCTCTCTTGCTGCCATTGCCGCTGCTGCCTACAACTCCGTCAAGGCTGTCCAGATCGCTGAAGACGAATGGGAGATGGCGAAGAAGTATTGGCAGATTTCAAAGAACTGGCTGGACTATTACAAGGACAACTACGCCCCGGTTGAAGATCAGGAACTGGAAGAGGCGATGAATATCCCGGTGGAAGAACCGGATTATGAAGTTGCCCGTGGGCGCGCCCGCGTCTCCGCATGGTTGGAGTTCCGGGGCATCACAGACAAGGCTATCCGCTGCACGTCCCGTTACTGCACCGGGCTTCGTGCGGATATTCTGACCGACCTCTCCATTGCGCAGGCCGCAGCGGTGGCAATGGCGGACGGCCTCGGCTACCGCAACGAGCGCGCCTATATCGAATCCCGCAATGAAGTGCGGTTTGAGAAGATGATGAACACAGCGAAGCGGGGCCGGGACATGCTTGCCGACAACGTGTCGCTGGCAAAATCTGCCGCAGGCATTTACGGTGATTTGTGGAATCAGGCGTGGTCAGGCATTCAGGGGGCGGGCTCTTACTTGGGTTACTACTTCAACCGGAATGATACGCAGTACCCCACGACTTACACGGCAGACCGCGCCACAATGCACACGCAGGCGACTGGCGGCTTGGAACCCATCCAAGGATATGCGGCACGGCGTCGGGCTCAGGTAGAGCAGGCGGGGACGCAGCTCATGAAGGAAAACTCTTTTGCTTTTGGGTAACATATGGCAGATTGTACTTGTGCAAACCCGCAGGCGGTAGCCTCTGCCATAGACGGGACTACCAGCAAGGTTGACGATGTAAGCTATACCCTGCATGGCGGCGCGCATGGCGGGCCGCTTGGCGCTATTGATGCGCTTCGGTTCTGCCATTGGGCCGCACCCGAATACGGAAACATTGGCGAGAACAATTGGAACGTCGCCTTTAAAGCCGCGGCCTTGGCAATCGCTCTGGCAAACTCCATTGCTCAGGGTGAGATTGCCGAAAAGCAACAGGACTTGGCGGATCGCTATTACCAGATGGCGAAGTACAAGTGGGAGCGATTCAAGGACAAGTACATGCCCTTGGAAAAGAAGCTCCTGCTGGAAGTATCAACAGTGCCTGTCCGGGAGCTGAACTGCATCGACGACCGTGACCGTGCGGAACAGTCGGTGAATCCGGCGTTCTCCACAATGTCTGACTACCTGTCCCGTAATGCAAAAAAGCTCCGCCTGTGCATTGACCCTGCGATTATCAGCGCGATAGAATTGCGCCGGGCTCAGACGTTGGTGGATACCGAGAACTACAACTTGCAGGACGACCAGTTCTTCACCGACTTCAAGAACGACCAGCGTTGGAACCGCCGCAGTACCGTGCTGAACTTGGGGCGCAACCTGAGTTCCCAAGCCTTGAAGTACGGAGATGTCGCCCGCTCCTTGTATTCGCAGGTCGGCGCACAAATTGACCAAGCCGCTGGCAGCCTCATGTCGGCATTGGGATATTACGGGGCAAGGAACGACACGTTCTACCCCACTACATATCTGGGTTCCAACGGAGCGGGTTCTTCTTCTTCTTTGATTGGTATCCATGCTTTCGGGGGCAATAACCCCACAGGTTTGAATCCAACAGGTTAAGGTGCTGATATGCTAGATTTCTTTGGAGCCATAGGCCGCATGTTGCCGGGGTATGTGCAGGGTGAGCGGCAAGCCATTGCCGATAACTGGAACGACCTTGAAAAGTACAACAAGGTGCAGGCCGGGCAACTTGAGAATGCCTTTACTGAGGACACGTACAACCCCCGGTTCAACATCATGCTCCACAACACGGCCCGTTCCCAAATGGGAATGGAACAGGACTTGATGAACCTGAACCTGAACTACGCAAGGTATCCGGGGCTGATGGACGTGGCGCTGGTAAACAGCGAATCGGCTGGCCCGCTTGCCGCACAACAGGCCGCCATGCAGATGGCGCAATTCGCCGCATTGCAGAATATGTACAACAGCCCGCTGTGGCAACAGGCAACGATGGGCGGCACCATCTTCAACCCGTACACGGGTGCTGCCATGAGCCAGCCTAGCATTTTGGGGAGGTAGCGGATATGCCGATGATGCGAGCAGCCCATATGGTTATGCCGGGCACCGAGAACACGGCACAGGTTTTTCCCGGAACGGCACCCGTCCTCATGCAGCGGTCGCCCTACGCGACGCTGGCCTATGAGGTTACGCCCTACGGTGCGTCGGCGTTGACGGGGTATCCTTCCGCATATCCCCATGTGATCCGCAGAGGGCCTACCGATTTCATAGCCATGTTCGCCCCGCGTGGCGCGGCTATGGGCTATGCCGCGGCTCCGGCCCGTGACCCTCAGTGGGCGCGGGAACTGTTGAATGCGGCTGTAGGACGGCGGGGGGCGGCACCGCAACGGACGGCTCCGGTGGCGCGTGGAGCCTCCACGACGCCCCCTGCCACCACCAAACCAGCGGCGACCCAACAGGCGAACAATGCCACAGCATCGGCACGTAAGCAGCCGCAGGTGCAGGAGCCCCCGAAGGTAGGGCCTACCCCGCCGAACCCCCCGGCAACAGGGAGCGGTGCGGCACCCGCTGTGGCTCCCGCTGCGCAGCCCGCAGCCATTATGTTGCCGCGGCTTGCCGGGGATATGACCCCGTTGCCCGGTGCGGTACCTGTCCCGGACTTGGCAAACCCCGGCATGGGTGCGGCCCCCACGGGCGCGGCCCAACCTGTCATTGCGCCTGTAGGCGAGGGCGGCATGGTGCCGACAGCGCCGACTGAGGAGCCGGGTTTCTGGAGCAGCTTCGTCAACGGAATGAAGGACTTCGCCTCGGATATGACGCCCCCGCCCGCCGAGCTTGCCGAGCTTTCTCAGCAGGCTGCGGAGAGCATGGCGGCGCAGGATAATGCGGTCGATCAGAGTGGCCTCTCTCTTGCCGATGTCACCAATGCCGCGTTCCTGTCCGCCCTGAACCCTGAGTTGTTGAACCTGTTCTACAACTTCGGACGCGATTTCACTACGGCTTTCCCCCGTGCAGTACAGGCGACAATGGGGGGGAATCCGCTGCAAGTTCCTCCAGTCTTGCCGGGGCCGGGTGGCATCCCGGTGCTGGTGCCGTAGGAGGTGCGCACTATGTCGCAATCCCATGAAGAAGAACAGGCGATACTGTCTCAGATTTACGACCCGCGGTACCAGCAGACCATGTTCCTTATCGAGCAGGCGATGCGGGACGTATCGGCATTGCCCGATGTGCCCGCGTCGTATCCGAACACATACGATACTGACCTTCTGAGACTGATTGATTCCGTACCCTTGGAGTAATTATGGCATCGTCTACATCCAACGTCACTCCCATAAGCTCTCAGGTTAAGCCCTTTGAGATGCCGGATTACAACTCTGCCCTCAAGCAAGCCATGTCCACGGCGAACATGATGGCGCTGATGTACCGGAGAATGTACGGCGGCGGGGGGCGTGGGAAAGGCGCATGGCATTATGAGATTGACCCTACGGCACCGAATGGATTCCGCAGGGTCTGGGTCGAGGGCGGCACTGACAAGGAACGGAAGGCGTACCTTGAAGCGATGCGCCGTGGTGCCGCAGTCAAGGCCCTGCAAGACCCGGAAGTTGCCAAGCTGCGGGCGGGCATGGAGAATATGTCCGTCCACAAACAGAAGCAGATTCTGGACGACATCCGGCGCAACCATGTCGAGCGGTTGTCAAAGCAGTACCAAGTCCCTGCCAACGACATCCTGCAAGAACTCGGCACAGCGGACGCCCAACTCGATAGCCAGCTTAAAAAAATCAATGCTGACTCCGGGTTCTGGAATACGTTGTGGGATGCCGCTTCGCGGGAATCAACGAAAATAGCCGATGCTATTACTGGCGTGGGCGAGGATGCCCGTGCCGAATTTGAGCGCGGCAAGCTGCGCTTGGAGAAATACCAGCAGGCTACGGAAGAGAACGCCTACCTGCGGGAACAGCAGCTTCGTGAACAGGAGGGGGAAGGATTCCTCTCCCGCCAGACCGGGCCGGGCAGCAGCTTCCTCGGCATGATGGGCAGCTTAATCGGCGGGCAGGCTGCGGACACGGGCGCACCGCTTGCCGGGATGGGAGCTGGTGCCGCCGCTGGTACAGCTACCGCAGGGCCTGTCGGGGCTGCCGTAGGCGGCCTCATTGGTGCGGGCGCAGCGGGCTCACAGATTGAGAAGATCAACTTCATCGACCGTGTGGTTGCCGACCCCAACCTGACGGACGAACAGAAGATTGCCGCTATTGAAGCGGGCTCAGGTTCCGCGCAGCTTATGGGCGGGCTATTGAATGCCATCCCGTTCAGCCTTGCTCGTGTAGCTACGCCCGTGCGCAATGCTGTGGCCCGTGCGGGCATCGGCAGATTGGGGCGTGAATTTACTGAGGCAGGCGGTGGTGCCCTCGGTGAGCAAGTCTTGCGGAATGCCGCCGCCCGCCGTGCAGAGAACATTGCCAACGAGAGCTGGCTCCGTACCTACGCCACCCGCGCCGTTCCGCAGGCGGCAGTGGAGACGGGGCTTGCGAATGTTGGTACGGTGGTTGGACAGAATGCGATCTTCAACGAGGCTACCGGACAGGACACCCCGTTGTCTGAAGGCGTCGGGGAATCTGTCGTCGCCTCGGTTCTGGGCGCTCCTTTCTTTGGGGCGTTCAATGTCCGCAGCTATCCACGCCGTAACAATTCCGGCAACACCACGGGGACGCGGCAGACGGGGACTGATGCCAGTGCTGCCGGAACCGCTGCGCCGAACCCCGGCTCTGTACCTCCGGGAGACGGGGGCGCAGCGTCAGCGGTATTTAACCAGAGCACGTATGACCGCTCGTTCCGTTCCGGGTTGAAGGAGTATTTCCGCAAGAACCGCAACTTCAATCCCGATGATGTGCAGAAAGCCTACACTGCCAATGGCATGTCCGTTGACCAGTACAGGGCGTTCGTGGATACACTGGAAGCCGAGGGCTTCAGCAAGAAGGTTGTCGACCGCCTGCGGGAATCGTTTGTCGAATCTCCGATTACGAACAGGGAGCGTGCCCTCTACGACTTCACGTCAAAGATCACAGCGGAGACGACCCCTGCTGAAGTGGATGCCGCATTGCAGGCATACTTCCAAGCGGGCGGCACCCCTGAGATGGTGGAGCGGTTCCTGAAGGACGGCAGCCTTACGCCCAAGCGCCGGGACAAGAACACGTCTCTGGTGGATGTCAATGCGAAACGCTTGAAGAATTTCCAGCGTGCCCACATAAACGAAGGGTTACTCCGCAACAAGGAAAATGGAGCGACAGTCAATGGCGAAGCAAGCGGAAACGCAGGAAGCGGCGCGGAGCAGGCGGCTTCCTTCATGGGAAGCGATGGACAGGCAAGAACGGGAAGCCCTGATGCAGCAAATACTGCAAGCAATAGCAGAGTGGCGACCGATACCGGAACGCCTGATGCAGCCCCTGCCGACAGCCTTGCTCAAGAAGCTGCTCGACGCGGTGAACCAGTTGAAGGCGGAAGGACTGGCGGGGCCGCACAACCGGGCGAACGACAGAATCAAACGGCTGAAGTCCTTGTTGAACCAGCGGGGACTGGGCGGGGAACGGGAGCCGACAGCGGACGAAGTGGTGAACCAGCAGCCGCCGGAAGTGCGCAACCAGATACTGGCGCAGGAATCCGCACTGGTGAAGGAATCGGAAGTGCGGGCGTTGCAGGAAATGCAGAAGGCGCTGGCGCGCAGCAACAACCCGCTGGTCGGCGTATAGACCTGCCTGATGGCGCGACTACGGATGTGCGGCCCGCTGAGGTTCGCCCGTCCAGCAGCAACACGCCCATCGACATGACGAACGCCACGTTTGACGTGGTGCCGAAGGAAGTCCGGGAGCGTGCGGATGTAGCGCCCGTCACGACCAGCAGCAAGATTGACGCGCTTCCCGATGAGTTCTGGAAGAAGAACTACAACGCCAGAATTAAACCGGAGAATGCGCGGAACAAGGCGTGGGAGCTGCTTATCAGCGACCGCCTGAACCAGTTGATGCCGGATGCCGCGAAGAAATTCAGCAAGGCTGAAACGAAGCTGCTGAACGCCCTCCATGATTCAGGCATCGCCACGCCGGAACTCCCGGATTCCATCTGGGATACCATCTATGAAGCGCAGTCCATGACGCCGGATGTGTCGCCCATTGATATTGTTAAGGCCGAACTGAACTCCTATGAGTCCGGTTACAAGGTAGCCGAGAACCCTGCCTGCTGAGGAAGTTATGTTTTGTCCTGATGATGCAGAAATCTTCGCGTCCACCAGACGCCCGCATGGAAACGGTGGGGCCTTTGGCACCATGCGGCACACCGTTGACCCTGCACAGACACGCGCTCTGACGTTGGAACAGATTGCTAGAGATGCCTATGAGCACGCCACCTACATGAGCGACCTTGGCGGAAGCATCAGCAGTTCCTACACGACGACGATAAGCCCCACGACTGCACGCGACCGCAGGGAAGTGCGCGGGCTGGCCCGCGATGTCGTCAAGCTCATGGACACGGCGCGGGATGCGCAGGCTGAACGGATGCAGAAGTGGCAGGAGAACCTTCGTGCCGTCAGTCAGACATCCGTCAACGAGGTAAGCAAGTGGGCGAACTTCGTAACGGCAACAACCCGCAAGCTGGTCAACGCCCGCGCCGACATCAACCTGTGGGCGCAGACGTACCTTGGCGAGAACGACAGGGCGAACGTGAACAACAGCACCCGCATGGCCTTTGAGCTCATGGAACCGAAGATTCAGGGGACGCTGCAAAAGTTCACCAAGGCAATTGAGGAAGTCAACGAACAGCTCAAGCCCATTGCGCAACGCACCGGGTACACTGTCGATGAGGTCGCCACCATCTTCGGAGACTACGCCAACTGCCAGATGATGCCGGAAATCAACCAGCTCCTTCTGGATCGCTGGCAGGGAGAGATTGCGGCGGAACGGCTGCGGAACAGGGGGGACGAATCCAAAGTCCGTATTGCACAATTGCAACACAAGATCGAGAACCTCTCCGCCAACCTGAACAACCCCAATCCGAAACGGGATTTGATCTCCGGCGGGTATACCAATGCCGAAGCGCAGCAGTTGCAGCAGCGCATTCTGGACATGGGGTTCACGAAGGAAGAGATTGAAGCATGGACTGCGGACTTTCGGGAGCGCGGGTATCGCGGGATTCTTGAGGCGCGTGTGCAGGCCGGGCTGGTATCGCCCGAAGTCCTGCGGTCGTTCCCGGACTTCCAGTACCACCTCCCAGTCAAAACCAAGTTCGACAACATCACGGGTGCCGTCAACGACGCGGCGCTGTACAGCCCCGGAACCTACGGTGAAATCAAAGGGCGCATCAACAAGCCCGACAGTGCTTACTTCACCGTGCTGAACTACGCCCGCCGTGCAGCCAACGAGATCGGGATGCAGGACTTCACCCTGCGCATGGCAGCCGCGGCAAAGGATGCGGAAGTATCCGGGAAGAACAACGGGCTGTTGATGTTCAACGTGGCTCAGTTGAAGCAGTGGAAGATGAACGGGGAACCGCAAATCCGCCGATGGGCGGAGAACTTGGAAGAACGCGGGTGCCTCATTGCCGACATCCCTAGCCAGTTCGACCCACAGACCGGGGAACCCATCGGCTCCACCAAGATGCTGGTTACGTTCGACCCGAACTGGAAAGACCCCAAGACGGGCCTCACGGGTATGCAGTTGAACGACGCCCTTGTTGCGGCACCAAAGCACGCCACCTCGTTCGGGAAAGCCATTGCCCGCGGGACAAGCATAACCGGGCAGTTGTTCACCCGGTTCCGTCCTACCTTTGCTTTCATCAACTGCGGGCGCGACCTCATGATGCGGTCAACGGGGATGCTGGCCCGTGACTACTACCGCCCTGACGGAACAATGATTGCCGGGTCGTCACTCGTATCGAACTATCTCACGAACACGCCCCGCGCCGCCCGTATGCTTATGGATACGCTGGTGCGGGATACTGCCGCACCGGACTCCGATGCCCGGCGGCTGTGGAATGAATACGTGAGCGCGGGGTTGCACCAGCAGTACACCCGTGGGCAGAATGAAATCCGGCGCACTCTTGCGGATGTCATTGAGGCACGGGACAATCCCACGGGGTTTGTTCGTAAGTACCTGACAAATCCGAAAGACCCCAAGGGGAAGAAGTTTGCCGAGATGCTGAACGGGCTCGGCGACCGCAAGGATCAAGCCCTTGCCGTACTGGATGGTTGGAACGATTACTTCAACAATATCGCCAGCTTCAACCAGTTCGCCACCCTGCGTGACGCCGGGTTGAGCGTGGACAGCGCGGCGCACGCTACGCTTGAGATGATGAACCTCTACCAGCGCGGGACGGCAACGCCCGCTCTGCAATGCCTCTACCCGTTCATCATCCCGACGATGCAGGGTGCCGCAAACATCATGCGGACGATGGGCTTTGTGCCGGATCAGCGCGGCGTGTACCGCGCCACCCGCAAGGGGATGCTCACTGTGGCTGGCCTTGCCGGGGCCTACTCCATGTTGCTTCCCATCATGAAGGATTCAATGGGCACCGACGAGAACGGCAACAGCTACTTCGACGCAATGAGTTTGTCAGAGCTTCAGCGCGGCATTCCCATTGGCCTTGGCGACGGGGACTACATCAAACTGCCGCTCGACTACGGCATCCCCCAGATTGTCGCCACGATGATGGTTGGTGCCGACAGGGTGGAGCGCGGGCTGATGGCCCCTGCCGACTACGGGTTCGAGATGGTCTACACCCTTGTCAAGAATATGTCGCCCGGCAACTGGCCTGAGTTCTCCATGACCGAGAACCCGATGGCTTTCTTCACGCAGGCGTTCATGCCGCAGTTGTTGAGCCCCTTTGCCGAATCCGTTACCAACACGGGTTGGGCGGGGCAGAAGCTGACGTGGGCGGAACGTGGCGGCACCAAGGCGATGGCAGACCAAGGCTCTTCGTCTACGCCCAAGTTCTACCATGATGCGGCAAAGTACCTGTACCGCAACATGCACGGGCCAGACCTTGCCCCCGAACAGATTCAGTCCATCATCGAGGGCTTCGCCACGGGGCCGTTCCGGTTCATCAAAGGCTGGCTGGAGGGCGACACCCCGCGCAAGCATGGAGCACAGCCGCCCGCATCCGAGCGGATGGGCGAGTTCCTCTCCACCCTTGGCGGGACAATGCTGTTCGGCACCGTCAACAACGCAAGCCAGCGGCTGTTCTACCGTGCCCTTGACGCATACCAAGCGGAGCTGCGCCGGGCCGGGGTGAAAATGACGGACACCAGCTACAAGAACGACCCGGACAAACGGATGGATTACCAGCGGGCGCAGCTTGAATCCATCGGATGGGATGAGGACAAGATTCAGGACTGGTTCGTTCTCGATGCGGCACTGCGCGCCAGAAAGCGTGCGGACTCCGAGATGGGCAAGAGGACGAAAGCCATCTGGCTGAACTCCGATGATTCGGAAGAACTGCGTTCTGCATTCGATGAGCTTGCAAATCAAACGAGTTCCATTTACGATGAAGCCGTTGCGAATCTTAACTTCTACGCGGGTGCAAGATGATCCTTCGGCTTACCCAAGACATGACCCGTCTGGCCCTTCGGATAAGGGACTCGTGGGAGGGGCGGCAGCTTACGGACTGGCAGCGTCTGCAACTGCTCATCCTCCCCGGACAGCGGGACATGATGGATCAATGCGGGCCTAACGGGTCTCCTTGGATTCTTACCGGGTGCTGGCCCGGCAAGCGTACTAACGTGGATGTCGCCAACTGGAGGCCGGATTTCCCGGCCCTCATCTGCCCCGCCTTCACGCTGGACGCTGACGGTGCAGTTGTCTTCCGCATAGACGATAGGATTCACAACTTACCGCCCGGTCGATACACGGGAGTCATTCGTGTAACGCCGAGGCAGGTGCCTCCTTACGACCCGCACGATTTGTGCGGGTCATCCTGCAAACCCTTGCCGCCCGGCCCGGTGCTCAAGCCATTCCCCATCAAGCCGGATGGGAAAGTTATCCCCCCCGAATATCTTGTCGGGGCGCAGGACTGCAACGTAGACTTCTCCACACCGCCACCGCCGCCCGCGCCGCCGCCATACTGCATACTGGCAGAGTTTGACATTGACCTTGGGCCAATGTGCGTTGACCATTTTATTGATCAGGCTTCGGTAGATTTCTCACTGGCTTCATGCGGAGATGAATGATGGCAAAACATTTCGATTGTAGAACCCCCGGTGCCGTGCCGCCGGAAGGCGTGATGTATATCCCCGTCCCGGTCGATGCCGTGGACGGGCAGTTGCTTATCTATGACAGCTCATCCCCCTGCCTTGTGCGGTGGGGTTGCGTCGCCAAGGGCGAGAAGGGCGACACTGGCCCGATGGGGCCGCAAGGCCCACAGGGTAAGCAGGGCTTGCAGGGCAAGCAGGGGAACCAAGGCGTGCCCGGCCCGGCGGGGCCGCAAGGCCCGCAGGGTAAACAGGGTGAGCAGGGTGTGCCCGGTGCGCAAGGGCCTCGTGGCAACACTGGTGCCCGCGGCGAGAAGGGCGACAAGGGGGACAAAGGTGACACTGGCCCGCAAGGTATTCGCGGTTTACAGGGCATCCGAGGCGAGAAGGGGGATCAGGGAGAGAAGGGCGAGACGGGCGCGACTGGCCCGATGGGGCCTCGTGGCGAGCGTGGGTTTAAGGGAGAGACGGGCGAGCGCGGCCCGAAAGGTGAGAAGGGAGACAAGGGAGATCGCGGCGAGCCGGGGCCTGAAGGCCCGATGGGGCCGCGTGGAAGGGATGGAGCTCCCGGATTGCAAGGCCCGCAAGGGCCTGTAGGCCCGGCGGGGCCGTCCGTCCACAGCAAGTTGAGCAACCTCGACTATGAATCCAGCGGGCATACCGGGTTCGCCTCGGCACAGATGGTCGATGAACTCTGGAACTACATCACCCTGCTGGAGAACCGCATCAATGATCTGGAACGGCGGCTGGCAGTATGATGCAGATTGAATACTTCGCCACCTATCTGACCGACAGGCTTGAGCCTGAAGGTACGGACTTGCCGATCTGCAACTCAGCGGTTGCCGATCTGCTGGCGCTTATGCCGGATGAGGACGACTATATTTACCTTGCGCTCAAGGGGGATTCGCACTATGAAGTTGTGCGGGCGTACAACGCTGGCGGTACTATCCTCATTGAGCGGGCACAGGAAGGGACGACTGCCGTACTGCATCACTACGGCACATGCGTTTCCGCAATCTCTCCTCTGGTTGCGGCTGTAGTGAAAGACTTGATCTGCAACTATACCTGCTGTGAGGAAGAGTGCCCGTGCGACCCCGTCGCATTCGGCGGCGCATCGTTGCCCGACTTGCAGGAGGGTGTCGTATGGGAAGGTGCCGTGGTATTCTCCGGCGACCTGCCCATGACCATCGGCATCAGCAATGCGCCCGGCTGGATGGAGGCCACGACCTCGAACAACATCATCAAGTTGTCCGGTACGCCGACATCCAGTGAGGCCGTACACTTCAGCGTAGCGGCAACCAACTGCAACGGAACGCACATCGTTACGGAATCGCTTACCATCAATGCCAAGCAACTCCCTTAGCATTGTGTGACATATTCTTATCATGCAGGGCCAAACCCTCATGACAAGAAAACCCCCGTGTAGACTTCGCTCCAGCTACACGGGGGTCTTTTTGCCCGCATGGGTGAATCACCAACTTGGGTGATTTAATTAAGTTTTTTAAATTTGCGGTAAATTACCGTAGCTGATTTTATTGACAATTTTTAAACCCGGCGTTTCACCGGGTTTAAATAATCTTGCAGGGTTACACTATAAACACACCCCGTTTACTTCAATCAGGTTATCGGGTGATTTTATTGATAATTTAACTGAGCGCAAAATTGCGCTCAGTTAAATTACTTCGACACCAATTAGTTTTACACCTGATCCGTATACTGTACGGGGTAGGTTAAAAGTTCATCTTCATCCAGCATTAGCTCTGACCCTTGGATTACCGTCAAGATTGCTGAGGATAATCTTTTCGTCTTCGCCTAGTACCCTATCTCCACACCAGCTCAGGCCCTGCATCCGATGCTTTCTGCCCATGCAGTTTGCACCTCAGCTCTTCCACTTCCTGCTGGCACTTGTACTGGCTCGCACGAAGGGTCATGTTCTCCGTAGACAGGAACGATATGCGATCATTCAGTACCCGTATCCGTTCATCACGTTCTTCGAGTTCGCCATTGAGCTTGGCCCGCAGAGCTTCACACTCCTCCCGTGCCGCTATCAGACGCTGTTGCAGGACTACTGCGGTATGCTTGTAATCCGATAAATCTTTCTGCAAACGCATAACATAGCCAGCCAAGTCGTATGTGTCGTCATTCATCTGCATCATCTGCTCTCAGGAAGTAGATATGGTTGAAGCCGAATATCTTCAGCGAAAAGGCAAGGCCCTTGTTGCCCTCTTCGTCGATAGCCGCATGTGTTACCGACAACGTGATGCGCGACAGGGCGAAGAATACGCCCGCGATAAACACAGCCATAACGATAAAGACAATGGTCATGGCGCAGTACACGTTGAAGATCGTCAGGCTTTCCGGCACCACAATGGTAAGGAGATTAAACAACAGCATGAGGCTCCCCATGAGGAGCAGAAAGAAACTGATGGTGTGCATTGTCTTACTGTTCATCTTTTTCCCTCCGCACAAACTGGATGGGGAAGTTCGCCGGGATGTACCGGAACACCTTGGAGCGTTCCCCCTGCTGGTTGTAGGGGCAGACCTTGAGGGCATAGTGCGGCTCATCCTCATCAAAGAGCACGTCAATCACCACGGCTTCCTTTTTCGGGGTCGAATGATTCCAGCCAACTATCACATCGCCTTCCTCATAGGGCGACGACCAATGCGCGATGTCCTTCTGGATGGTGCTGATCTGCTGCGCCAATCCCACATACTGTTCCGTCAGTTCCCGCAGTTCGGTAAGAAGGAAATTCGCACGGGCGTTGTCGAATACTGACCTTTCTCTCATAGCTTTACTCCACCTTCTCTATTGGTTGTTCCTGTGTTGTGGCGAATGAATAGCCTAGTGCCGCCACCGTATTTGCTTCCAGCATGTAGCATCTCACCCTCGGCATTGAGAGGTAGGACAAGCCCCTGCCCAAGTTGCGGACTACCTCCTTAACTCCCAACCCGGAAGCCTGTAGCTTGCTGATAATAACCGAGGGGGACATATGCCGTAACCGACACCATGCCGTGAAGTCTGACTTGGATATGAACACGACGCCCTCATCCTGTATCGCCCGCACATAGATTTCCTTGGGCGGCAGGTTAATGACATACTTGTCCCCTACCCCCTTGAAGTGCGGGTCTGCCATATGCGGCGGGCGATCCTCGGCAACCACCGTCAACGTGTGGAGCTGGCGATCAGCCAAGTAATCCCGGATGCTCCCTTCAAAGTCGGGGGCGTGTTGCTTCGTGCGCTTGCGGTTGTGCGGCACAAAGACTTCCAGAACCCACCGTTCCAGCGCGTCTATGTCGTAGTCGAGGAGGCCGAACTCCACAGCCCACCGAGCAACCTTCAGCGCAATAGCCAAGGGATACCCCATGAAGCGTTCGGCGTTCTCGAACCCATGCGCGGAGCACCAGTGCTCCACCTGCTTCGTCAGGGTCGCCAGACGTTCCGGGCGTTGCAGAACCTGATACATGAACTCAGGCCCGGCTACCCCGTAGTTGTTCTTGCATTCGTCAATGCAGGCGTTGATGTAAGCCTGCACTTTCGGCATGTGCGCATACGAGGGGAAGTCGCATTCGTATTCCATCACACGCTGGAGTGAGGCATCAGAATCCCCGGCGTGCAGGGCGATGGCTTCCTTGAAGGAGCGGTTCGATGTGGCGAATGACACCGTTGTCCATGACCCGGTATCGACAAACTCCTGACCGGAAGACTTCAGCTTTTCCTTTTCCTTGCAGGCCACCAACGTATAAGCCAGCGAGTACATATCTTCCGGCTTCATGTCGGTGAGTTCGTCAAAGAATACAGGCAGGTTATTGAGGATGGTCATGCGCCGGGTGCGGGCCACGGTTGACGTATCGCGGGCGACGAACTGTTCCATCGGGTCGCCCCACACGCTTGCGGCGGCACGCAGGACTTGCGACTTGCCGAGCCCCGGCTCGCTTGACCAGAGGGAATAGATGGCGCTCCGGGCCTCACCTGATCCGTACTTCATGAAGGGAGCCGCCAGCGAGAAACACATGGCGAGCTGGCCCGCAGGTTGACGCAGGATACGGTACATTTGCGGAACCCGCTTCCAGTTCTCAAGGTTCCCCTTCACCTTCAGTTCGTTGTCGGCAATCTTCTGGGCACCCTTTGCATGGTTCACAGCATGGAGCCCGGACGCCGTGACGACGCCCTTGCCCACGACGAACCCTGTCGTTTCCTGCCGGGTGCTCTGGTCAATGCACTTGTTCCATCCGAACTTCTGGAACGTATAGAGTTCTTCTACGTCAAAGACTACCTGTTGCAGATAAGCATTGATGAAAGACATAAAGAGCTTCCCCGTATACCCCGTATGCACGGGGAACATGCGGGCGTTGAACATCCACTTCATGATGTTCTGTTCCCCATGATCCACATCGGGGCAGAACTTTACGATCTCTATCTGCCCATTGGGATGGACAAGCTCGAACATGAAGTTCCGCTTGGGCTTGTCGTCCACCCGCTCATAGACGGAATAGAGGTAGTACAGTTGCGTCTTGCAAATGACGTGTTCCTTGTAGACGTATGCCCCTGTCGTCTCATCCTTTTCGGCAACAACATGGATCATCCCCCGTGTATCCACCTTGAAGTTCGGGTGGTTGAGCGTCAGGCGGGGATGCTCCCACGTTTCCGGGAAACGCAAATGTGTGCCGTGCCCGGCAACCGCATCCACCATCGTCGCGACTTGCGCGGCGGTCATGAACTGCGGTGCGGACACGGCTTCCACATTGGCTTGCGGCGCGGGCATCGGCAGGACTGTGGGTTCCTTCGTTGCCTGCGGTGGTACAGGTACAGCCGTTGCTTGCGGTGAAGCTACGGGCGCTGAGGCGGCATTGACCGCCAGCCTGTGCAACTGCACGGGAGACTTGACCTGCCCTCTGTACTTGCACGATTGGCACAGCTCAGGGTTCATTCTTTCAAATGTGCTACAGAGGGCCGGGGCATCTTGTGCCGCCGCATAGAACTTGCGTTCCGTATCTTCAGGGGTATACCGCGCAGCATCAAAAGCGGACAACTTGTGAGCCCACTCCAAGCCGTCAACACAGCGCCGCAATACGGACATGCCCGCGAACCAGTGAGGGTAGGACGCGAGCCCCATCACCCGGACGGCGGGGCAGCCTTGGATGATGGGCAACGCCTTTGCCGAAGGCGGTTGCGGCCCCATCCCAAGAGCCACGGCGAGCGGGTCTGCCGCCTTGGTCTGAGGGGTATGGGTAGGGGCAATCGGTGCGGCTACGGCATCTTCCTTTAAGGAAGCGCCGATGAGCCGCAGAAATTCCTTGGGGTCATAATCGAAAGGTTCTTCCCGCAGGACAACGACAGGGTTGCCGCTGGACGTGTGCCGGGAACCGGGGATGCGGAGCACGCTGGCGGGGTCTTCCGCACGCGCAGGGTCTACGTCGAGCCCGTATTGCCCGCAGAGCTTATGGAAGAGACGGGCGATAGGACGCCACAGTTCAGGCGTCAGCGCCTTCGTCAACGTCCAGTAAACGTGAAGCCCCCGGCCGGAGAAGACAATGAATGTAGCCTTGAGGCCCGTTGCGATCTGAAAGTCCCGCACGGCGGCAAGGGCTTCCTTCCAGTCACGGTACTTGCTGTTGGGCTTGCCCGCATCAATGTCCGCCCAGAAGGATTTGATCTCGTGGACATTGGCTTGCTTGCGCCCGGCAAGGACATCCTTGAAGGAAGCCAGAGCGAAGTAGCTGTCGTATCCCGCAGCAACGGCAGAGGCACAATGCTGCATGATAGAGAACAACGAGCTGCACGCTTTCTGATCTGGATACTGGCCCTTGTTCTTGCTCAGGCCAAGAGAGAAATAAACGGGAGCAGTCCCGAAAAGATCGGGAGCGGGTAACGAAGGGAGAACTCTCGAAAGGAAATGTTCTTGCATAGAAGTTCCTCGGCTGTGTGGTGCAGCCTGTTAAAAAACCTTCTTGTTCAGTGCTGTTGCGAAAGGCACCACAGTTGAACTCCGGGCGGAACTACACCCGGCAACTCCCCTCGCAACAGCCTGAGCAAGAAGGTTTTCTCAGTGAGGTGAGAAGAACCATACGCTTCTCACCTCACCTTGTCAACTAAAAACTACCCCAACTGCGACATAAGGTTTGCAATAGTGGACTGCGTGGTAGAACTTACCATGCCAGCCACGGGCTGTCCAGCGGGTGCTGCGGTCTGCACGGGCTCAGGCTGTTCGGGAGCCGCGGCAGTAACAGGCGCTTCCATCGCTTCCGGCATGGCGGACGGGGTATCCAACGCGCCGCCCACCGAGCCCAAGATGGAGTCTGCCGCATCCAGCAAGTTCCCGAAAGCCTCAGCGGAAATCGTGGGCTGCTGTGCCGGGGCGGGCGCGGATGGTGCAACGGGCGGCACGGTCTGGATTTCCTGCATCAGTCCCGACAGAACCGGGGCGGCCTGTTCCACAGTCTGCACCGGAGTCTGCACCGGAGTCTGCACCGGAGCCTGCACCGGAGACTGAGCCGGGGTCACAGACACCGTGGGCTGAACGGAAGTCCGAATCTGTTGTGCCGTTGGCGCGGGCGTCGCCGACAACGTGGGCTGTGCCTGCGCCGGGGCATCACCATAGGTCAGCTTTTCCCGGACAACCGCCAAGTCCTGCGTGGACTGCCGCATGGCGCATTCCTGAACCTGATACAGATTCGATTCGTCAAGGAACAGCATGTTGCCGTTGTTGTCCCGCATGGGCTTGAACATGACCACGCCCTGCACAGGGGAGTTCACGTCAAGGACAATCTGGGTCAGGAACATGGACGGCGTGCAAGTGAACGTAGCCGTGGAATACTGGCGGCACACATCCCGAAGCCCGCCCCACTTGTACATATTCTGTTCCGGGACGGACTTCCCGAACAGGGAGCTGGAGGTGAGGTCAAAGATGTAGGGCTTTTCCGTATCGAGGAAGAGCTGTCCGTTGACGATGCGGGCCACGCACCAGACGGTACGGCGGCAAATCTGGAAGGCCCAACGCTCCTGACCGTTAACATTCTGCTTCCGTCTGAACTCAACGGGGAGCGCATCGGGGAACGTATCGGGCGTATGCTGAATCCACGTCAGGTCAGGCGCTTCGGGTTCCTGTCCGGGGGCGTACACACGGGAGTACCACACGCAATGGTTGACGGGGGCCGCGCCCACGAGGACAGCATACAGGCCATTGGCAGGCACGACTTCCTGCGCTCCGTTTTCGCACAGGGCGAAGTCCAGCTTGCGCACCTTGATGCGACGGAAGTTGGCACCGCCGAACCCATTGAACGCATCGTCGAACACATTCGTAAACGTCTGCAACACATCGCTGTTAAGGATGGGAAGCTGAGACACGGGCTGAACTACGGGGAACTGAGACATCACATGCTCTCCTAATTTTTGGTTAATGACACAACCTTTTCCGTAACCTTGCGGACACCGAACTGCTTGTACAAATCTTCATCCGTCAGTCCGGGCGAGGCCGCCTTCATGTCCGCAATATAATCGTCGAGGTTCCCGGCATGGACACGCTGCTGCAACAGCAACCCGTCCGCCCACGGGCGGTTGTTCTGCACCGCCTCACCAATGGTCTGAACCATCTTCTTGATAAGAACCTCGATGTCTGCAATTTCATAATGGCTCCGGTTCGTTATCGACAAACGCCCGATGCCTTCATACCTGCTGGTCGTCAATCCTTCCGCCGACATCTCCAGCAGAATCCTTTTCTGAAGTTGCATTTCTGCATCCTTCAGTTCCTTCACCTTGCTCTCCAATTGCTGCCGGATGTTCTTCGTCTCCGCATACATCCGAGCCAGCGCCCCAAGGGTCGGCGCGGTACTTTGTGGCGGCATAGTAACTCCTTACCCATTCCATAAATTCTTCCTTGAGGTACACCACCTTCTGCCCGAAGTAGTGAACCTTCGGCCCTTGCCTGCGGTGCGCAAGTTGCCGCAGCGACTGCACACTTACCAAACCGTTGGTATACTTTTCAGCCTGTGCCCGGTCAAAGAACTCAGGCAACTGCTTCTCGATTCGATCAAAAACCGCGTCGCTCATGCTAACCCCCTGCGAAAGTCTTCAAACAGTGTTGATATAAAGCTACCCATATCCCGTCCCATGTCAAGACTTTTGAAGAACTTTTTTTCTTCGGGCGATGCGACGATGCGGATAATGCTAATCTTGTCGGCAGTTTGTTTTGCAGAACTCAACCGTTCCAGAGCCTGTGCATAAATGAACCCGCCAAGCGGGGGCGGCCCGTTGAAGATGAGCGTATCGGCGGCGGACAGCTCCACCCCATATGCCGTAGTCGTCGGGTGGCAGATGAGGACATGCGGATCTTTCTCATACTGGAAGGAGTGCAGTACCTTTGCCCGGCGCTCCCCGGTAATGCTCCCATCCACGACGCCCACCGTATACCCTGCGTTGGCAATCTCTGTTGCCAGCTTCGCAATGACGCCCTTGTAACAACAGAAGACAACCACCTTGCGGTACGTCTCCCCTATTGCTTCGAGGATGGTGTTCGTCCTGTCCTTGCTGTCAATCTGGTGGACGGTGCCGTCCTCCCCGATGGCGATGCCCTGCGACACCTGCATCAACTTCTGGTACAGCACCCCGCCATTGGCGGCAGTGATAACCTCACCGGAATCCAGCAGGGCTATAGCCTGTTGCCGCAGTGAAAGCCTCAGCTTCGCCTGCTCGGAACTCAATGAGCACGACCGGGTTTGGGTAACGACTGGCGGCAAGTCTATGATGTCCTTCTTGTTGAAGCGCACCGCTGGTTGCATGGCCTCGTGGATAATCTTCGGGGCCGCGCTTGAGATTTGCCGCATGAAAGGTTCCGTCCCGTAGGCATAGGTCGTCATTCCAATCCATGCCTTCTGGGTAGTGCAGGGCAACCTCGTGGCGTTGATCATCTTGCACATGCCGAACACAGTCTTCACATTGTTCTCGGCGGGCGAACCCGTTATGCCGATAACATGCTTCACGTTCAACTGATTCACTATTGCATTAATGGCCTGATACCGCTGGCTGGAAACATTCCCGACATGGGTCAGCTCATCAATGACAACCCCGGCAATCCGCCCGTCCCGCACCGCCTTGGCAAAGGCACCCTGAGACAGCCGGATGGAATCGTAGTTGGTGACGTAGTAATCCGCCGGGTTCTCCAGTTGCTTCTCTCTCCCCTTGCCGTTCACCAACTGAACCCGAACCCCCGGCAGGGTGGAAGTTATGCCGTTCTCCCACACGTTCCGCATGGTCGTCACCGTGGTGATGATGAGGAACGCGCCGGGCACGATGCCGTACCTCTGCATGTAATCCATTGCTATGAGAAGGCACCCCGTCTTCCCCGTCCGGGGGTCAGACAGGACATAGCACCGCGGGTTCAGCGTGATGAATGCCGCCGTGAAAAGCTGGTGCCACATCGGTTTATACATCCCCTCCACCAAGAGCTGGCTCTTGTGGAATACCGGGGCCGCGTCGACCGTGGCAATACCCACGTTCTGCAACAAGCGGCAGGCATCTTCACACCACGGCAACTGAACCAATGTCTGGCCCTCGCCTTCCTTGACCACGGCATACGGCAAGTTCACCACAGCCCGGCGTTGCGCGGGGTCAGTGACCTTCACCACCATTTGCCCGTGGTCTTCAAAGACGACGATGTTATTCCCAACAACAAACATGACTTACAATCTCATCCCCTGAATGATCAACCGGAGTTGATCAAGGTTGCTTTCGTTGATCACAAGGGCGATGCCACCCGCTTTCGTAACGGCATCCTTCTCCAGCATCTGGGTGGGCGAGAGCTTGTTCGCTCCGGCCTTGGCTTCAATGGCGAGGAACTTGCCGTTCACACAGCAGATGAAATCGGATACCCCGCGGCGGCCCAACAGCGTGCCCCTCGGCATGAAGTAGTAAACGCCTTCATCCTTAAGCACAGACTTGATGGCAGTCTTAACCTTGCCTTCCGGCGTCGTCGCCATAGCGATACCCTCACAGCCCGCACAACGGCGTATTGTAGAAGTCGCAATACTTGCAGAACCTGTTCTTCTTGCTAGGGAAATCCTTATTGGCAATGGCCTTGTCCATCTCGGACATCAGCTCCACGACATCCTGCACAAGCTGGATGCCGTTGCGGAAATCAATGGTCATGTCCACCGTCTCGCCTGCATCCACATACCAGTAGGCATAGGAAACTACCGGGCGGTCGAAAAGGATGTGGCACAGCAGGGCTTCCACCCTAAGCTGGAAGTCGTCCGTATCCCACTTCTTGCCCGTCTTGAAGTCCACCACATGCACAGGCATGTCCGGGTACTTCAGCGGGGGGACAAGGATCATATCGGCCTTGGCCCGCAGGTAGGCATCATCATCCCACCATCCAGTCTTCGCCCACTGCCGGGATACCGTGAGTTCCTTTTCGATATAGAGCCTGTGCTCCATAGTCTCCACAAGTTCACGGCCCCAAAGGATTTGTTCCTGTACATACCCTTGGCACAAATCATCAGGCCACTTCGTTACCGAATCGTAACCATCAGACATGGCTTCTTCCAGAGCCTTATGGACAAGGCTCCCCCGGCTCTTCGCCACTGAAGCCTTCCACTTGATCTCCTTCGTGATGGACTGCCCCTCGAACCGACGCGGGCACAGCCTGTAGTTCATCATGTTGGATGGAGAGAATACAAACATCATCAACCCTCTACGCTATTGTGTAGTCGTCACCGACTTTGGAATCACAGGCCACGGGGAAACCGGGGAGCCAATCGGGAACGCTCGACATATCCGCTTCCATAAGCGACTGCACCCGCTCGGCATCGGCTTCCGGCACCACGGTAATCCATGCGTCATGCACATTGGCCTTGAGCGGGATGCCGTGCTCATACATCCGGCACGCCTGCCACATCAGCAACTGGAAAGCCAAGCCTTGGATCAGGTTCTCGCACAGCAGGCCACCATAGATTTTGGTGTCCACCATGTTCTTCCCGAACGGGCGCTTGTAGAAGAACTCCTCCCGCCGCCCATCCGTCTGCACATGCAGGCCGGGATACCGAAGGATATACCCTGACGGCATCCTGATGCTAGGGGCCATGTTCTCCGCCCCATCGTACAGGTTGCCCTTGATAAAGGGCATGGCCTTGAACTGGAAGTAATCATCGTTTGGCCCGCCGAATGTCCCTTCGGAACCTAGGTACAGCGCCCGGATAACTTCAAGGCAACGGCCCCAGAACTGGACGATGTTGCCATGCGTCAGACGGTAGACGCTGTGGGCGTGCTTCGCCATCTGGTGGTGCTGTTCCAAATCGGCATGGAGCTTCACGCCGTCGCCCAAGAGGGAGTTGCTGAACTTCCTCCAGCCTACCTGATAGCCAGCGGACAAGATGGCCTTCTTACCAACATTCCGGTACATGGTCATGCGGGGGTCGCCCGCCTTGTTCCCGGCCTTGATTTCCTTCCACGGCACGTTGAAGATGTTCTCAGCAAGTTGGGAATACGGGTCTTCCCCGGTGCGGAACTTATCCAAGAGGTCGTCCTGCCTAGCGATATATGCCAGCAGGCGCGCCTCAATCTGGCTTGAGTCGGCGGCGACGACCTTGTACCCCTTCGGGGCAATGATGGCCCGGCGAAGCGTAAGCATCTTCGGGTTACGTTTACTCAAATTTTGTAAATTAATTGAATCACTTGCGCCCTCAGAGTTCCCCGCCGTCAGTCGGCTCGTGTGAGCCTTGAAGCAGTTCAGCATCACAGGCAAAGCCTTGCCCGACTTGGCAAGGGTGACGAACCGAAGCGCCCGGCTCATCTGGATGGAGCTGTTGTTCTCCAGCCGGGACTGCACCAGCAGGGCAATGCGGTCGTCCTCATGGTTCTGCAAGTTCACGAACTCGTAGTCGTTCTTTGACAAGGCCGGGGCCAGCACTTCATAGGATGCCGGATTCGCCAGCATCCCGACGACCTCGTTGATGCGCTTCTGTTTCACATCGTCGCCAGCGTAGCCATTGACGACAGCATAGCCTGCATCGGAGAGCGAAACATACTCTGCTTCCAGCTTCGCCCGTACCGTCTTCGTCCTCGCTGCACTTACTTTCATGGGCGGCTCCATGCCGAGCGTCCGCATCATGGCGCAGAACTTGTCCGCACTGCGGATGTTCTGGAGAAACTCCTCCTTCGTGTGGAAATGGAAGATGCGGGACAGGTCAAGCCGCGCCCGTTCAGCCCGTTCCTCCAGCTCCTTAACGTAGGTATCGAGCAGGCTCGGCACCAACCGGAAGATGGGTTGCGTCCCCATCCGGCAGATGATGTTGGAAAACAGGATGGCATCCTTCGTAACCAGCCCTGACTCCAGCATGGTGTGCATGTTCTCGGAGCACTGCGTCACATCGTCGGCGCAGTATTGCTTGAAGAACTTCCGTTCTTCGGACGTGAAGTCATGGGGCCAATGCTTTCCGTCACTGACCACAGTGCCCGCCTTCTTCTCCCCGGTGCCGAGCAACTTTGTCAACCGGGCGTGGCTCTCGTTCCCCAATCGGGACAGGCCAATCCATCGGGAGATGGTCATTGTGTCGAGGCACAGGTGCGGCACAATCCCGTAATGCTCGGAGAGGATGAGCGCGTCGAACCCGTTGAGGTTGTGCCCCACAACGATGCAGTCCTTGCGGTTCGCAAGGTCGAGGGCTTGAAGCACGGCGGGTATCTCATGCGTCTCGAACACCTCAGTCTTGCCCCGGTCAATGCGGATGCCCATGAGCTGGACTTCAAACCGGGGGTCGCGAATGTATTCAATCGGCCCCATCTTGCTCAGGGTGTAGTCCTGATGCCGCCAAAAAGTTTCCGCGTCGATTGTAATAATATGCACAATGTCGCTCCGGTTTATGGCCCCCCGAAGGGGGCCGCTCTGCTCAATGGAACACTGCCATGATCTGTGCCTGTTCCTGCGGGGTCAGGGACAGGACATCGACCAGCACTTCCTGCGGGAGCTCGCTCTTCGCCACGAGGTCTTCAATAGTGTTGACGCCAGCCTGAACGAAGGACAATACGTAGCGGAGCAGGTCGCCCGTCATAACGACATCATGCTTTACGATGATGGATGCACGGTCAACGCCGATGTCGTCCACCGAGAACAGGCTCGGCTTCACGGGCGCACCCTGCGCAGCGGGCGCAGGGGCAGGCTCGGCAACTTCAGGCATGGATTCCGCCGCCTTCTTCTTGGAGGCCCGCTTCTTGGGAGCGGGGCGTTCCGCCGCTTCCAATGCGGCAAGGCGGTCGAGGATGTTCTCAAGCGTAGCCTTGTCGGTGCCGCCGCCCTGCTGGAGAACCATCTGTTCCAGTGCCGTACAACGGCGCTCAAGCCTGTCCACATCGCCGCCCATTTGGTGGAGCGTGGCTTCCGCATCCTTCAGCCGCTTGATGATGGTGGGCAGAAGCTGGTTCAACAACATATCCAACGGATTGCTCTGTACTTCGTCGCTCATATAAACCTCCGTAATTAAACATTAGCTTGCTTATAGCATTTATCCTAAGTGTTGTAAAGCTATCACTTAGAAAGTAAATGTTCCAAAGCGTCCACCCTATGCTCCATGTTCATCCTCCACTGGTGGTGCTCGTAGCTCTCGCACGAGTTGACCAGAAGAATCATGACCATCACAAGGAACCATAGGAAGTACGCAATCTTAGTACCCATCATCATTGTCCTCCCACAAGGTACCGTAGCGCCCGCTCCAGTAGGAACATACCGTATACCGGGCGGACTTAACAAAGAATCTGAACTTGTCGCAAACGTAAACGTGCTTCCCCTTGTTGGGGTTCACGTTCCGCAAGTACCTGCATGTCGAGCACCGCCCGTTATCCACACGGCGGTACCCGATTTCGTCCCGGATGTTCGGGACATTAGGCAGTCCATCCGCCTTCTCGAAGAGCGAATGAACCGCAGCGGGGGGGGCGTCTGGGTTCAGCACGCACATGATGCACACGTTGTCCCCGCTGCGGTAGTGGCTGCAATACTGGCACCTAGGTTCCGGCGTTTCCCTCCATCGCGACATCAGGCTTGCTCCTTTGCCACTGCCGCAGGATAGCCTGCGTATTTTTGATAGCCCTTTGATCACTGGTGCTTGTGCTCACCGTGATAATCTTCTCCCCATCCGGCGACAGCAGGCGCATATGTTTCTTCCTATACTGAAACGTCCAGCCATCATTGACAAGCCCCACAATGAACTTGTCCATGTCCTTGTTGTTCACATACCGAGCCATCGCCTACCTCACCAACGCCTTCCTGAGCATGGCGAACATTGCCGCAGGAAGTTCCTTAATGTTCTTAATGACCTTGCAATCCTTAATCTGTTCAGACACTTCCTCTATTGAGTTGCAGTCTATCCCAACGCCGAACACTTCCACGTTGTTTCGGGACGCCACTTGCAACACATACCGAAGGTACTCCATATCCTGCGCCTCGCCATCGGTGATGAGCAGGATAATCTTGCGGGAATCATCCCAATAGTTGAAGAAGCTCAGAGCATTCTCGACTGCCGAACCCGTGGGCGTGCCGCCGCTCGCCTGCATCCTGCTGAACCGGGAGATGTGATCCGACTGAGACAGCGCCCGCTCAAACGTCACCGCACTGTAATAATAAACGTCCGTCCTGATGCCGGGGATTTTGCGCAGGCTTCGGGCCAGCGCGTAAGTAGAAATGCTCGCCATCATTTCCCGCTGCCCCTCCTGCATGGAACCAGAGCAGTCGGCTAGGATGACAACCTGAGCGTTGAACTTCAGCCGTTCCTCCTTGCGGTAGAACACACGCGGATTGTTGACGTTCAGGCGGTAGACTTTCCGGGGGTCGAGCTTGCCACGGGAGGTATACCCGCCGCGGTTCAACACAATGGACTGCATCAACCCGGACAGTTGGGCATCCAGTTGCGCCGTGATGCTCATGGCCTTCGTAACAAAGCCGAAGGGCATTCGATCACCCTTCGCAAAGAGGGACAGCGGCGGGACGGAACGCGCTATGAATGCCCTGCTGCTCTTATCCTCGAACATACCTATGAACTTGTCGTGCATTGCCTGCAATTCAGCGCCCGCACTCTTGCCGATGTCCGTAAAAGTTGCCTGTTTCCCCGCGTCAGCGTTCTCGCGAAAAGAAAACTCCGCTGCTTCCCGCAGCATGTCCTTCATCTCTTCGGCAATTTTCTTTGGACTGTTGACGTAGTTCTTTACCTTGTCCTGTAGACTCTTCTTGAACGAGTGCGAATCGGCAGGGTCATGCCCGGCATACGGGCGTTGAATGTACTGCTTGATGGCTTCGTACATTTCCTTACTGAACTGGCAACTAGCATACGTTGAAGTAAGTATGGGGAACCACTTCTCCATAATCGGCACAAGGTTCTTGGTCAGGCCGGGAGCCAAGCACTCCACGGCCTTCTGTTCGGACGGAACGAATGGAAACAAATCAGCGACCAGCTTCGCCCGCAGATAATACAGGGTGTAGTTCATGACGTGCCTGACGAACATCTGGAAATGCAGCTCCAGATTGTTCTGTATCTTTCTCAGGAGGGCAATGCTAGGCTTGTCGTAGTTCTCCGTAAATAGATGCTTGGACAACCAACGCAAGTTCTTCTCGCATCCAACGTACCGCTTCCCCATCTCACGCTCAACGTAAATATCCTCAGCTATGTTTATGAACGACATCACATACTCAGGGTCGTCACGCAACGATTCCAAAAGGGTAAAGTCAGTGAACCGGACATGGCCCGCTTCGTGGTCGAGGTATCCCCGCACCATCCGCATGTGCTGTTTGTCCAGCACATCCACGGTCGGGATGCTGATGCTGTAGGATGTCTTCCCCGTATACGGGTCTTGCTTTTGGTATGTCATTGCATTGCTGCCGCTGATGTCCACATCAACATTGTAGTTCAGGGACACAGCCTTGGCGACCATCGCCAAGGTTGCGCATTCCAGATTGCCGCACCTCATCTCTCCTCCTTTTCCTAGAACAATCCACGGGCGTTGATGATGCCAGCCGTAGCCTTGAACTTCTCAAGCAAGTCGTTCATCTCATCGGGCTCAACGGGCACAGCGGGTTCCTCCCTGCGCCCCGTTGCGGCATCGAACATGCTGAGAACATCCGTCTTCTGTTCCGTCTGGCGGCGGGCACACAGGGCCTTGATCGCCTCGGCACTCGACATGGCGGACAGGAGCCCGGAGAACATGCGCACGATGTCCGGGTTCTTCAGCTTCTCCGTATCATCCACAGACATGAAGGCATCCCGCAGGAAGGCATGGGCTGCGCCGACATCAGGATGCAGGTAGGACAAACCATCCAGCTTTTGCAGGACGGTGCGCACCGGGCGCAGGGACTTGCGGGTGACGGTGGCCTTGCCCTTGAAGACTTCCTCGTAGATGTCCCGAATCATGCCCGCCACTTCTTCAAGCGCCGTGTCTCCCAAGCAACCGATGGTTGCGCCAAGGTTGTTCCCGTTGCTGGTCGTCGCCACGGCAATGGGCTCGACCTTGAACAGTTGCCAGTGGAACTTGAACTTGCCACGCAGGGCATCCTTGGATGGCAGGGCATTGCGCAGGATGCCCGCCCATTGCGGGAACGCCTTGAGCCACTCCTCGGTTTCGGCATCGTAACTTGCAAGGAAGTCCTGCACGGCGGCGTTGAACTCGGATGCAACGCCCTCCAGCATCTGGTTGGCTTCGTCCATCTTGTCCTCGTGCATGAGCCAGCCGCCGAGGAACCGGACGCCCATCTTGTCGAGGCCACACAGGGCGCGGGCCTTCAACGTGTTGAAGATGCGCATCTTGGCGGGGTCGAAGAGGCGCTTCGATCCCATCGTCGCCAAGTCTTCGGGCGGGAGCTTGTCGGCATCGGGGATGTCCTCCCTGCGGAGCCTAGCGCGTGCCGACCAGATGCTTACGTCAAGATGTACGCAACCGGAGTTGTTAACGACTGTCGTGTTCATGGTGTACCTCCATTGTTAACCGAAGATTCTCTGGCGCAGTTCCGCCAGAACGATACTGCCCGCCGTGCTCGCCCGGAATCCGAGTGCCCGGTCAAAGGCGTACTCCACAAGGTCAATCCCATTAGCGGCAATGGGCTTGTACATGACGATGAACTGAGCCCACCGGATAAGGGCGCGGGTCGAAAGGGTGATGTCGAGCGGTTCATCCATGCCGTTCGTTTCCTTCCCGACGAACAGGTTCCGCACTGCCCCGGCATACTCCACCATCTTGCCGACCAGTTCCTTGGGCAGTTGCGGCACGGCATATTGGAGAAGGGACTCTTCAATATCAGGCGAGAGGTAGTCCGCCCTGACCGCCATCATGCGGTCGAGCAGGGCCATGTTCTGGCGCAGGACGCCCTGATACATGCCCGTCTCGTCGCCGTTGCCGTTCGAGTTCGCAGTGCAGGCAAACCGGAACATGGGGCTTGGCTTGATGATCTCGCCCCCGTTCTCCGGGATGACAAGCGGACTTCCGTCAAGGATGGAGTTCAAGCCTGCGGCTGTGGACGGGTCGAGCAAGTCAATCTCGTTGAGGAGGAAGAGCCCGCCATCCCGCATGGCCTTAGCCAACGGGCCGTACTCGTAGGACATATCCCCATCAATCACGACATGATGCCCCACGAGGTCGGGGAACTCCAACCTGCTGTGCCCGGTGATTTCATAGACGGGGTAGTTGAGCTTCGCCACCACCTGCTTGATGCAGGTCGTCTTGCCGCACCCGGTCGGGCCGAAGAGGAACAGGGGTTCCCGCACATGGATGATCCACATGACGACATCCACAGACCATGCGGGGAAGTGGTAGTAGGGATTGATTGCCGGGGTAAAGGCGCTCGGTTCAGACCAGCCGGGGAGCTTCACGCCCGAAGGGTTCTTCGTAAACAATTCGCCAGCATCAAACATCACAATCTCGCTGCTCATCTCATTGCCTCCTAGTAGATTCGTACCTTGCCATTGTCCATGTAGGGGAAGACTGCGGGGAAGAGGAAGGAAATGTTCTCAAGCGCACGGGCCTCGCTGTCTGTGAAGTACGCCGGGTACCCTGAGAACGAGGTGCCATACCCGTTGCGCACGCACCAGAAGGAGAGGCCCGCAAGCATCAGGGTTTGGGGGCTCCAGCTATCCATGTCGAGCCCGCATTGCTGCATGTGGTGGGCGAACTCCCTCGCTTCTTCAAGGGCAATCTCCATATCCCTTGGGTCTATGTAGTCCTTGGATTCCGAGGGGGCATAGCCGTACTCCCTCGGCAATTCATCATGGGCAATGGACATAGCCATGTTCAGCATGTGCGTTGCGAACAGCTTCACCTTTGCTTCATCTGCCATACTGCACCTCCAACAAGGGGGCGCAAGCCCCCCGTCCATGTTACTGCCAGACCTGATTTTCATCCGGTTCCGCGTTCTCGAAATCGTCGCCATGCAGGACTTCCTTAATCCCCATCACGATGGCATCTTCCTCCACACCGAGTTCCCTCATCTTGTCAATGATTGTCTGCATAAGCACCATATAGAAACCAGCCCTCAGAACCTCGTAGTCTTCGCCACTGTCCTGCTTCAGCGTAGCCATGCTCTTGGAGGCAGCTTCAAGGGAGGCCATCGTTGCGGAGAACAGGGCGTTGGGGTTCGCCTTGCCGATGACGGCGAACAGGCAATGCCCCGGATCCACCTCCTCGTTTTCCTTCTTGTCGAACCCGGCGTTCACGTTGAAGATAATGTGGCTCATGCCCCCAAGGTTATCCCGCAGGAACTGTTCCAGCTTGGGCCAGTCTTTGTTGAGGAAGTTGGTGAGGATAGCTTCAGTGGGATTGTTGCGTTCCTCTTCGGTAAGGTCACTGATGGCGGCATCGTTCACAAGGCGGCGTTCTTCAATGTTGTTCATGGTTCTCTCCTTTCAGGTTTATGACAAGGGCCGCGCCCTTTCGGTAGGCACGGCCCGGCATCGTGCTGATTGCTGTTAGTCCTTGGATTCCGCACTGTCCCTGATTGCCTCAGCGACATTGAGGATCATCTTGTACCCTTCCGGCTCGGTGACAAACGACTGCGGGATGTCCTCAGCCTTGGCGAAGAGGTGCTTCAGCAAGCTATGGCAAAGGTCGCGGGGAATCATCAGGGCATTCCCGGAGCACGCCTTGCCCTCATCGACACCCTCCATGATCAGGATGAGGTCACGCTCCTGCTGGAGCGCCGCGTGTTCCTCGCACAAAGCAATCCCGGTCATGGTGTGGCTGGCGGTCGAACCTGTTCTTCAACTGCCTGTCCATAAGAATCTCGCCCGTCTCCCATTCCTCCCCGCACATGGGGCAATACTTCGTCGCCAAGGTAACGTAGCTCTTATCCATAACATCTCTCCTTTACATACCTAAATACTTTTCAAAGTTGGAGCCTTCACGCACGGCGCAAATGTCGCTCTCCCCTACCCAGAGGTTGAACCGCTTGCCGTCCACCTCGATGTATCCGTTATCCACAATCTCATCCCAGACTTCCAGATAGTGCGGGTTGTCCGGGCCGTCCGCCGCAGGGGTAGAACCTTGTCTTCCCCCCATCGGCGGGGCGCTCCTTCATATTGCGGATAACCCCGCTGTGCTTCATGGCGCACGGCACGGCTTCACGCAGGGTAGCGAACCTTGCGGTGTCGAAGCCCTCACCAATGACATCAACGTCAGGCCACGATACGGCATACCTTTCCATTTCCCATTCTCCTGTGGTTGAGGGTTTCATTTACGGCACCCATACTGCCCGGCACTGACGGCGCAATGCCGGGCCTGCGGGCATCAATTCAGGACGGACGTGACGATGAACATGGACGGCACATTGTCTGCATTGGGGACGCCCTTGTTGCTCAGGGCCTTGAGCCTTGCGAGCACTACAGCCACGGCAAGGTCGGGCATGTACTCAAAAGAGTTCTCCGGTATGAACGCCCCCAAATCCCACAAGGCACCGAGGAACGACTTCATCTTGCCGGGGTTCCTGTCAGCGGCAAGGGAGGTGCCGACGCCCACGGCATAGGGGTAGTCAAACCCCGTGTGCATCCGCACCACACAATGCAAGTTCCTGATGGCCTTGTCGTATGCAGAGACGGCGCAATACCATGTCGCATTCAGCATTGTGGTAGCCATGTGCGGCGTATACGAATCGAAGAGGCCCACCACGCCAAGGTGGGCGCACGACACCTTCTTCTGCATGAAGGCGTCAATCTCGTTCGTCTTCGCCTCCATCTCATTACGGCAATCCCAATTGCGGGGGAGCTCAAAGTTAATGGCATCGGCAAGAGACTTTACGTTGTCGAATACCTGCGTTCCCCGCTTGTAGTTGAAGCTGTACATCATCTCTCTTCACACTCCCATGTTAGCTGTGCTTCTCAAGGATGGGGGCAACCAACTGCGCAAGGGTGCGCAGGGCGTCCTTCGTCTTGCCAAGCTCGGCCCGCAATGCTTCCATGTCGGTGCGCAGGGCATCCTGCGATGCCTCCATATCAGTACGCAATGCGGCAATCTCGGACTGCACGCCAGCAAGCCCGGTCGTCTTGACCCCGGTGCGGGCCGTCTCTTCCGGCAATATGCCGGGGACAAGGGGCGTCTTGTCCAAGTCGGTGCGCACTTCATCAAAGAGCCTGCCCCGAATCCATTCCGCCGCCAGCACATTCTTCTGTGCAGTACGCCCGTAGGATATGAACCTGTCTACGCCCGCCGGGGTCAAGAAGATGGACAGCGGCGCAACCAATGCGGAATATGCCCGCGGGTTTTTGGAGAACTTCTCCCGCAACTGGGTGAACGAGTATATCTCCCCACTGCACTGCGACAACGGACGGCTGATGGTCGTCACGGCAAACATCCTCTGCAAATCCGCCGCACGAAAGAACACCTGAGCATCCGTAAACAGCACCATGATTGCGGCAGAATCATCGAGCTTGTATTCCTTGAGCTTGAAATACACAACACACCTCCTAACGAATGAGTGAGTTTGTCTGTATGAGCGCCAGCGCCTGACGCAATATGTTCTTGTGGCGGGACAATTCCGCCTCAAGGAACTGTACCCGATTGCTCAGGGCATTCATGTCGCTGCGCATGGCGACAAGCAATTCCTGCATGGCGGCACGGGTCAGCTTGCCCATGTCCCCATCATCCGCCGTCTGTACGCCGGGAATGTTTGGGGACAACTTCAAATCCGCGGCAATCAATTCCGGCAACGTCACCGTAAACCAATCGACGGTAGCCGCATGGTCTACATGGGCGCTACCGTAGCGGCAGAATTTTTCTACGCCATTCATCGTAATGAATGCGGCGTTTGCACCAATGGTGGTAAAGGTTCTGGCCTTCACGCCAGCGAGGTTGCGCAAATATCCAAACTGCGCATGTTCGCCACGGCAAAGGCTCAACGGGCGGCTGATGTTCGTAAGCCTCAGCGCATTCTGCAAGTCACGGGCATAGACGTATGGTTTAATCCCGCCGCGCCCGGTGAACAGTACAGTTGCGGCAATTCCAAGGGCCTCATTCCGATACTGCTTGATTGCAAACATAACTTACCTCCTGTGGGCAATCCTAGGGCTGTATCGAAAAAAAGTCAAGAACTGTACAGGTGTAAAGTCGCTGGTAAACCTAGGTGTGCTACGTTCTTACACTTGGAGTTATTGCGGGCATTACACTCTAAGTGTCTGAAAATATTATCAGGTGAGGAGGGCGAGGCCCGCGGAACTGAGGGCAATAATACAGGGGGTGATCAGGGGTGATCAGGGGTGATCCGGGTGAACGATCAACCATCGTTGCATTGTAACCCACCGACACTACTGGCAATAAAAAAGGGTAGTACGTGCGTCGGGGGTGATCAGCCGAAAAACACGGCCTATAGAACCCAAAACCCTATAGGGCAAAAAGGGCTGATCGCCTTGTAGCCACGAGGCAAAACTGCACACAGACAGAGGAAGATTAAGATAATAATAAATAATGTAATACTTTATTTATTTATTTATTTCTTATACTTATATCTTCTTTACTCCGTATTGCAGTAGGGGGTGGTGGGGTTGTTACAACTTTTGCGTGATTCACCTGATCACCTTGTTAGCCTGCATGGTGAAAAGTTGTAATTTGAAAATGCTGTTACAACAACGATACACTCTAAGCGGGCGGAGCCATTCTAGTAAAGCTGTTTCGTTCCCAGTATGACAAACCTGTATAGCATTTGGCTAAATATACACCCAGTTGCACCAGTAAACGCAATACAAAATCTTTACTGTTATAGCACGGCACCAGAAAAACGCAAGGTTCTTTGTAAGGAACGCATTTATTCCGCCGTGCAGTACAGTGCAAGGTTCTCCTTTTGTATGACACAGTACATGGTGACGTGATAAATTTATCACTTCGGCAGTGCTCAACTGCTAGGGTGTAACAAACTTTTTTTCGGAGGTTTACCGAGGTGGTGCTATGCAAGGTTCGATTTTTGGTGGTGACATGCAACGATCTCGATCAGTGTAAACCTCTACCTTGTGACACGATACTAGTGGGCACTAGCCCCGTCGTGTGCATCACTTCATCAGCACAAAAAGAAATGTAAAGTGTCATGCAGAATAAACCGCATGACACTTTACATCTTAGTGCTAGGGTAGCACAACAGCAGACGTTCGAGCGCAACCGATGCGGAACCTAAATCCAATAAAGTCTTCTGTTGCGCAGTAATACCGTAACATAGCCAACGCTACAGGTACTGTAATATACTTACTCCCGAAGTCTATACAGGGCATTGCCTGTACAACATCGCCGTGCCCGTTAAGAAACTCAACAGTCATTGTATATCTCTCCTTGTGTTATTATCCGTTGCCGATTAGACTCTAAGCAGGAGTAGCACGCTAGGTTTTTTTATTGGGCATTGTTCAGGATGTTCTCAAGCGTGTTGATGCACGCTCTGATCTTGGCAAGGTCAGCACTTGACCAATCGGCTTCGTGCTTACGGTAATACTTGATCACATTGTGCAGACGGTCGAGCCCTACGCTGTTCGCCGTGGGTCGGCGTTCAAGGGTAAGTGCCGTATATGTCTGGTGTTGGAAAGTCTTGACAAAACGGGACTTGGCAGCGCGCCAAATGTTCTTGTCAATGCGGTTCATAACGAAAGCATTATCCTTTGCTATATACCGGACGGCGGTTACAGCTTCCCGGTCGTCCGGGGGATACAGCTTTCCGGTGATACTATCCCGGATGTATCCACCCGCCATGATCCGAATCGCTTGCAAGGCTTGCCTCCATTCATGGGAAGCGGGATCACATATCTTAGCAAGGCGCGTCAAGCGTGTGCAATCCTTGTCTGTAAAGACTTGATGCAATCCGGCCTTGATCAGTATGTCGAAAACCTTTGTCACGCTTGAACGCAAGAGCGGGAGCGATTGACAAAGATTGTCGAACTGGACGTTGTCAAGGTGTGCCGGATCATAAGACGCATAAGCAGATTCCGGATCAACTTGAGCGGCACGAGTGCGGATAGGCATGACGGCGGGGAGGTTAGCAGTAGCTTGCATAGTATGTACTCCTTTTCAAAAGGCGCACTACTCCTGCTTAGAATCTAATCGGCAACGGTATGTATACGAAATCGTTGCCGTTCTCGCTTTTCTCTATGTATCCGCAAGCGCCTTTGCTATCATAAGTGACAAGCAAAAGTGCCGCGCTTGCTTGCCTGCTATGCAGGCCGGAATTGTCAAAGAGCCAAGACCCGCGCAAGAGGCGCAAGCCCCGGAACCGGGGGAGTTCCCCCGTTTCGTTAAGTACAAGATAGCGAACGCAACGGGAATTGTCAATAGGTATCGCAACTTTTCTGAAACTTTTTTTTCAGGTGAAAAGGTATCGCATATATAAGGTAGTGCCCCGGTCGCCAGTCAGTGCCAGTCAGTTACAGATAGTGACATCTATATACTGCCAGTTACAAATGACTGGTAGGGGCAGCTAGTGATTGTCAATGACTGGTAGGGGCAGCTAGTGATTGTCAATGACTGGTAGGGGCAGCTAGTGATTGTCAATGACTGGTAGGGATAGGGGGCACGGCCCGCGTGGGGGGCGGGGCCTTTGGACGTGGACGGGAGAGCCCCCCCAAGAAGACTATATAATATCTGTCTCTTATACACATCTGAAGCTGCCGACGAAGCTAGAAGTGTAGATCT